TTGCCGCGCTTCTCAGCCTTCTTCCACGTCTTCACAAAGGCAATAGGCAGAATGTGCTCCACCCGCCTGCCCACAGCCTTGCGAGCGTTCTGGCTGTGCACCCAGCCGTGCACACCGGACTCCGACGACACCATCACGTCCGTCACGCGGTCGCGGTCGGTGAACTCCTTCGGGCCGTCAATCAGGTTCTTTCCCTTAGCCAGAAGGACATTCTCGTGGTCCCGCACGCTGTCCGGGCGGTACGCCTCGATGGTGTACTTGTGCATCCGGACCTGTGCGAAGCCCGCCTCGGCCAGCCAACGGCAAACCTCCAGGACCGTAGTGCCCTCGTCGAACTTGTGGTCGATTAGGTCTTCTTCCTGCTGAGACCAACGTCGGCCTGCGCTGTCCTTCTCCTTGCTGAAGTTTATCTTGAGCCGTGGAATGCAGCCGCGCGCATGCGCCTCTCGGATAAGCGGCACGAGGACGTCACCTGGCGTGGCGTTCTTGAACCTGCGGGGCGGAGCCTTCGGGGCGGACTCCAGCTTGGCGCTCAGCTCGCTGTCCGGCTCAAAGTCCTTCCACTTGGGCTTGTCGTAGTAGTGCCGCCATCCGTAGATGTTGTTGTCGAACTTCTTGTCGCGGCCCTTCTTCTTTCCTTCGGCCTGAATCTCATCCAGCACCTGTTGAAGAATGCTGCCGTTGTCCTCTACCCGGCCAGCGGCGTCAAGTGATGCACTAGGAGGCGTTGGCATTAGGGGTAAATCCTCCTGCCGCTAACCTCCGGAGACCAGCCCCGGAAGGTCAAGCTCCAGTTGACTCCGTTGTGCAGCGTGGCGATGCCGACCTCATCAGGCCAGCCCGCCCGCAGTACGTCGGTGCTGATGCAGAACCCTCCGCCGGTTGAGAGGGCTACGTGGTTCGGTGCCCAATACACCGGCACGCCTGCCGGAATGTCGTTCACTGGAGTGTTGCCTCGCTTGAGACCAGCGAACCACGCTTCGCTTGCCGTGCTGTAGATTCCAGGGAGCCCGAACGACTGCCGCACGAACGACTGGCACATGTGGTCCCAGTTCTGAGAGCGGCTGACAATCTGGCCGCGCGCCCAGCGAATAGCGCGGGTGCCCCAATGGTTGAGGTCCTTGTAGTCACCCGGCCCGACAGCACCCTCCTGAATCTTGTTGCGCCGGTCCCGAACCTTGTCGTTGTGCGTCTTCGCCTTGTACTTGGCGTCCAGCACGGCGTCCTTTATCTGCTGGTGCATCCACTCCTCGCGGGCCTCTGCGAGCAGCTTGCGCTCGTGGGCCGTGATGACGTCCTCGCGGCGGTGCTCGTCCTTCTCCGGTAGCACCAGGATGTCGTCAAGCCGCTCGAGGATGGACTGCGCCACCCAGCCGGTCCAGCGCTTGCCGTCGGCAACAGTGTCCTTCGTGTGGTCCGTAATGGTGAAGCGCCCGTTGCGAACCTCCTTGCCGTTAAGGAAGACGGCAATTTCCTGGTCCTCCTCGATGGCGTCGAAGTGGACGCCGCCCTGGAGGTACTCGAAGGCCAGCGTGCCGATGTCGCTGTCGTCGTCAAGATACGCCGGGTTGCGGCGGTCCGGGAGTGGTGCGCCCACTTCCCCGCGCTTGTTGACGAGTCGTAGCTGGATGGCGCTCATGCGATAAGGAACTTTCTGCGTCCGGCCACCTTGATGAAGGCACCGCGTCCGATGGCATCCGCCTCAACACGCAGCCGTGGCGCGTCGCGGTCGTTGTCGGGGCTGAGTGGCAAGATGACACCTCCATCAGAGAACGTGGTCACATTCCAGAGCGCCTTGCCATTGCCGCGCTTGACGGTCCAGTTGCCATTGTCAATCTCGATGTACTGGTCGTCACCGAAGCGCTCGTTGATGCGTACCCACTGGCCGCTGGCCACGTCGGTAATCTTGATGTCGTTGAACGGGCCGTTTAGCGTTACCACGGTGTCTTCCATCGGCGCCGTGGCATCGATGAAGGTGTCAAACTCCAGCACGCCACCCTTGCGGGGGATGGCCAGTTTCTGAGTCAGCGGGATGGTATCTTCCCAGAACACCTTCGGGGCTTGGAGAACCACGACGAACCGAGCCAGCTCCGCGTTCATGCTGGACTCCGGCTCCACGGCTGCCATGCGCTCCACCAGAATGCTCCGGGCGGGGCCGACTCGCTTGCTGGGGCTGGCGTCTGCGTCGCCCGTCCAGAGCGTGTACTGCTGCGTGCCGTCCAGGTACGTGACCTCATCGTCGCGGCTGACGGTGGCTTTGTCCGCCCGTATCACTTGCGAGAGCGCGGCATTGCCGCCGGAACTGTTGTACAGCCACACGACCGGCCGGAAGTGCGTGGCGTCGCCCACGGACACGGTGCTGGTGTCCACCGTGTACGTCTTCGTCGCGTCCACCCCGCTGGTGAGGCTGGTCTTGGCAGACTTCAAGCTGGCAACGGATGCGGGCACCCAGCCCTGCCGCGTCCACTTGCTCAGCAGGAAGCCCACCTCCACCTGAGCATTCACGCTGACGCTGCGCAGGTCAATGCGGAACGTCAGGTACGGGTCTCTCTCCACTCGGAGCTTGAATCTACGGTCGTCGTCTTTCGCATTGGCATGGGCGTAGAAGTAGCAATTGGTGGCGGAGTTAGTGACGGTGTAAGTCCCGTTGTTCGAACGGTCTGTGGACCACGTGCCATTGCGGACAAACGTTCCATTGACGGAGTTCCAGTAGTCGACGCCGGGGTCCCACTTCTCCGACTCGCTAAAGCCCTTCGTGCCCGACCACTTCCAGCCCGCAGTGTTGCCGTCCGCATACGTAGTCGTCGCACCGAATCCAAACCGTGCGCCGTCGGCATCAAGATACTGGTCAGCAAGTGCAGTAGTGAGCACAGCAATTGGAACGCCCACTGTCGCACCGGCAGGCGGGCTAGCTGTAACAGTCTTCCGCGTGAAGCTGGCGCTTGTGAGTGACGTTGTGGACGAGCTGGAGATGCCAACCTGGGTTCCTTCCTTGTCAAGCCAGACGATAGCCACGTAACCGTTCTGGGTCACGCTGGGCTTGAGGTCAATGGCGAAGCTGTAGTCCAGCTCCGCGTCGATGCCGTCCTGGGCAAAAGTGACGCCAAGCTCCCCGTCCTGGTTGGCTATGGCCCGCGCTACGTACACGCCCTGCGTCCCTGTGGCCTTTCTACGGCGCACGACAGGGTAGCTGTTGCCGTAACCGTGCCAGCCATTCGCGCGGTCCTGGTAACGCACGCTAACGCTGCGCTCCGGCTCGTCCATCCATCCGAACCGCGTACCGCTTTCGCCGTCGAAGTATTTCCGAATGGCCTGGCAGGGCTCCAGCATGAACGCGTCAATTTGAATGGTGTCGCCGTCGGCCGGGGCTGCGTTGTAGAAGAAGCCGATGCGGGTCAGCTCCGGGTCAGAACCTACCGGCACCGTGGTCGCCAAGCTGGCCTGGAACCACGCGCCCGCCGAGGGTGCTGTCGCAGAGCCGTAGGTCCAAGTTTCCCCATTGTCGTAACTGATTCCGACCTTGACGGAGACGCTACGACTGAGCTTGAAGTAGCAGAACAGAATGTGCTTCCGACCAGGCCGTAGGTCCAACACTTGGCTTGTGACCTGTGGGCGGTCCGTGCTGTCCGGGCTGCGGTACGGCTGGAGCTGCATCGCGTACTGCCGCAGGTACCCGTCGGCGCTCTGGAACTGCCGACCCTGGTCTGCGGTCCAGCCGCGAATGCCTGCGCCGCGCATAAGGGAGGGCGACCAGTGTGCATCGGTGTCCCACGAGTAGTTGAACGTGTCGTCGTCAATGGTGTTGCCGTCGAAGTAGTCGTCAGCTTTCTTGGCCTTCTCGATGCACGCTGTGTCCACGTAGACTATCTCGTCAACCGACCACGCTTCCCCACACAGCAAGGCGAATCCGACCTTCTCCGTGTCGGCCAGCGTGTAGCCGCCCTCGTACTGAATCTCAAGCCACTGATTGGGAATCAGGGTCAACGTGATGTCCGCATGCGCGCTGCCGCCCGGTGCGTCCAGCACGGTGCCCAACAGCTCGCCTTGACTGTTCCAGCATTGCATCCTCAGCTTGACGGTTCGGGTCGCGGCAGTGTCGTCCGGGTCCTGGGTGTTGCGCCGCACGAAGATGCTGCCGCTGACGTAGGTCTCCTCCTCGACAGCCGCCGCGCCCTGCGGGTTGTTTCGCAACACGATGTCGTTAGTAGCCGTAGTGGCTCCGACGAGGACCTTGGCCGACTGCACTCCCACCCGTGCGTGGTCACTGGTGCAGCGAACTGTCTGGGTGGGGCTCATCCAGCCACGCGGCGGAACGTAATACTGCTGGCTCTCGCTGCGGCCTGGTTCGTCCTTCCAGCGCAGGCGAGTACCGTCTGACTCGTCGGTGTCCCCATCGAAGTAGGGCTTGACAGTTGCGCCGGTGTGCAGCAGTGCGGCGTCCACGTAGAACACGTCATCCTGTACGGCGTTCAGCATCACGAACCGAATGGCTGCCTTGGCCGCGTTGGCTGGGCTGGTCACGTTCTGCTGCGTCATGAGGGCGGTTCCGTCCGCGCCCACAACAACGTCCACGTTGCTGGTTGCGGAGATAAACGTGCCGTTCTTGTTGAACCAGCGCACGAACATCCGCATGGTCATGTTGCCCTCGGTGCGCTGCCACACGTTGCCGCTCAGGCTGTAGACCGTGTTGGGCTGGACAGCGATGGAGTGCGCTTCCACACTGGCGTTCGTGGCCGAGGCTGCCAGCGCCACGCACCGGAGAGACTGCTGACCTTGAATGGGCCACGAGCCGCCGACGCGCGTCTTGCGGCTGGTCATTATCTTGACGTTCTTCTGGTCCCGCCAGTAGCGCGTTCCTGCTTCTACGCTTGGGTTCTTGACGAGGTTGGTCAACTGGATGACTGGCTCCGCCTCAGCGGCCATCCGTGGGTTGCGAATGTAGTTGACCCGGAAGTCGTTGTCGGCCGAGCTGGACTCCATGCCGGGGTTGTCCGCGAAGTTGCGGCGCACGATAACGTCGCCCTCGCTGTACTCGGCGCTCGGGTTGTCGATGATGTTCTCTTGGGTCAGCACCAGTTGCCCAGCGTTCTCCATGCTGGGGTTGGGAATCAGGTTGACCCGCCCGTAGTCTGTGGTCTGGGCTCGCACCAGTCGGCGGAGGCCTTGGTAGCTGAACAGCTTGCTGAGGAAGTCCATGTGGTCAACGAGCTTCTGAGCTTCGCTGCCAGCCGGTATGTCGCCATTGACCTCGGCACCCTGCGCCCACATCTGGAGGGGGACGATGTTCTCGGCATAGGGCTTGATGTCGTTCACGACCGCGCCACTACGCCCCGGCACGAGGTAGTTCTCACCACGCCGCTCCGGCCAGCGCCACGACGCACTACGCAGCTCGACATTCCAGCCGTAGTGGTCCAGCGCGATGCTGCCGTCCGCAGGCTCCAGGTCTCGGTCCTCCATGAACCAACGAGACTCGTAGTCAGCCATCAGTGCCTCACAGGTGTCCGGTGTGACCGAGGGTGGTCAGCGTGTTGATGAGCGACATGGACGACCGCTCTTCCTTCGGGTTGTAGATGTTGACGACCGCCGGTCCTGTCCGACGCTCCTTGGTCTCTCGGATGATTTCCCTTACTAGGTTGGGCTGTCGCACTTCGCTCATGCTCGGCCCTGGCCAGCCGCTCGCCATGTTCAGCAAGCCACCCTCGGCGTACTTGATGAACTCTCCTCCAAAGCTCCTGGCCACCAGCCGCATGATGCCCTCGGCGCGACGACGCTTGTCCGGGCGCATCGGGATGTACGCCTCCTGGCCAGCCTCCGCGAACTTGATGCGGGTGCCGTTGTAGATGCCTGGCGGGAACCCGCCGTTGGCGTAGCCGAGGATGCCGCCGTGAGCCTGTGGGATGTTGTACCCGACGCCTGGAATGTAGTTGGTCACTCGTTCGATAGTGACTCGGCTCACGGTGCCGTCCAGGCTGTCCAGGTACGCCTTGAGCTGCTGCGCGTCGCTCATGGCCTCGTCAGCGCCAGTAAGGGCGATGAGAGTCCTTACCTGCTTGGGAGTCAGGTCGTATTGCTTCTGGAGCTGCTTGACGTCTCCCATTGCGATGTCGCTGCCCTGCTCCTTGATGAGCGTGACGACCTGCTTGGGCAGTGACTTGGTCAGCGCCTTCCACTCGCGGGTGGTGACAATGCTGCGACCCATGAGGGCTCGGTTGTCGGCCCATTCCTGCCGAGAGCTTTCCAGCACGCGGTTCTGGCTGAAGATGATGTTGACAAGCTCCTGGTACTCCTCTCCTGTGATTCGGCCCTGGTCCTCGGCCTTGCGCAGTGACGCGAAGAATCGGTTGCCTGCCTTGCCTCCGGCGTCCAGTGCAGCGGCCAACGCGCGCTGCGGGTCCAGCCCTGCTTCCATCACTGTCTGCACCAGCGTCTGACCGTCCGCCAGCTTGGAGCTGGCCAGGTTCTGACGGATGAGGGCAGCGGTTGCTCTGGTGGCCGCACCCGTCACTTGGTTCAGGCTGTCCCGGAAGGAGTTTGACGACTGCTTCGCGGTCTCGAACTGGTCGGCGAACCGTACTGCGGTAGCGCTGAGTTCGTTGGCCTCCTTCTCCGCATTGTTCATCGCGGTGTTCAGGCCATAGATGAGACCAGCCGCACCACCGACAGCGGCACCGAACGGCCCGCCGACGGAGAAGCCCAGCGCCGCACCACCAGCCGCACCCGTGAGGGCACCGAGGGCGCTGTTGGTCTCACCGGAAGCGTGAATGAGCAGGCCCAATCCCGCCGCACCGGCTATGCCCTTGGCCGCGCCACTTGCCAGCACGGCCGATGCGCTGAAGTTACGCAGGCTTAGAGCGGCGAGACCGGCTGCGGTGGGCACCAGCTTAAGAGCGCCCACGAGAGCGGTTACACGGCCTCCTAGCAACAGCCAGGCTCCAGCGCCCACAAGGATTTCGCCACCCAGCCCACCGAACATACCGCTAAGCGTCTCGAGTAGCTCGCTGGCAATGCGCAGTGCGCCGATGACCACTGTGAGCCCACCCGTAGCCAGGTCGTGCAGCGCACCGTCGCTGTCAGCCACGGCGTTCCACAGGTTCTCCAGCGTCTGCCACAAGTTCTGGGCGATGATTTGAAGTTGCTGAAGCGCCTCGGGTGGCTCCCGCGCACCGGAGGCCATCTCGCTTAGTGCGTTGGCTCCTCGCGTTGCGAAGTCCACCACCTGCCGCAGCGGGTCCAGGAGGGGTGTGCCCAGATTGATGAGCAACGTTTCAATGGAGCCCTTCAACTGCTCCACACTGCCGGAGAAGTTGTCCATCCGCTTGGCTGCCACGTCAGCGGCGGACACCTTGTTCATCGCCTTGGCGAACTTCTCGACGCCCTGTGCTCCGGTGTTGCTTATGATGGCAGCGGCCCGGATGGCGTCAGTGCCGAACAGCGTCTCAAGGTTGGCTAGCTTCTGCTGCCGGGTCTGACCTTGCAGCGCACGTTGGAGAACACCGCTGAGCTGAGCGAGGTTCTTCACGTTGCCAGCCTGGTCGAAGAAGGCGTTGCTGCCGTCCTTCGTGATGAGGCCAAGCTCCTTGAAGAGCGTCGTCTGCTTCTCCGTTGTGGGCTGGAGGTTCAACAGCATGGTCTTCAACGACGTACCTGCGTCGGAGCCCACGATGCCCGCGTCGCCCATGAGGCCGATGGCCGTTGCCGTGTCCTCGAAGGACAGACCGACAGTGTTGGCGACTGCGCCGACCTGCTTCAGAGACTGGCCGAACTGGCTGACGTCAATGGCGCTGGTGTTTGCCACACCGGCAATGTCGTCCACGGTGGCGGTCATGTCCGTGGCGCTGATGCCGAACTGGTTCATGGCGTTGGAGGCGATGGTCGCCGCCTCCGGTAGCTCAATGCCAGCCGCAGCCGCTAGGGCCACTGTGGCGTCCGCAGCACCACCGAGAACCTCTGGGATGGTGAGGCCAGCCTTGACAAGTTCTTCAATGGCCAGGCCCGCCTCGTTAGCGGAGAACGCCGTGTCGGCTCCGAGTTGAAGAGCCTTCTGCCTAAGGGATTCAAGCTGCTGTTCGTTCGCCCCGCTGACCGCTGCCACGGCCGACATCTGCTTCTCGAAGCTGGCAGCGGTCTTGACCGCGACTGCCAGCCCGCCCACCAGAGCCGCACCGAGTCCCGCCGCGCCTATCTTGGCGAACCGGGCGAGACTGCTGCCTGCCTTAGTGAAGCTACGGTCGATGCCGGTTGCATCGGCAATGGCTGCCTTGGCGGCTCCGCCTGCGTAGTTGAGGCGGATAGTGCCGCTGGCGGTGCCGAGGTCGAACGCCATGGCTACTTGGCCTTGCTCATCGGGCTACGGAACCGCTGCTCAGCGGGAACGTCCAGCCAACGCATGAGGACTTGCTCGCGCCACATGCGCTTCATCCCGTCGCTCTTGCTGTTCGCGCCTGCTTCGTTCATGGCTTTCTCCAGAGCCATTGAGAAGGTCACTACTGCCCTGTCAAGGCAATAGCGGTCCCAATCATTGGTTAGCCCCAGCAAGTCGCTCGGGCGGCAGTTCAGTTCCCGACTCATCGTCCGCAGTTGCCACAAGTTCTGCGAGCTGCTCACGAAACTCAACGAGGTCGGTACCTCCACCGACCGACCAATTGAAGATGAACAGCTTGTCGGGCAGGTCAACCTCGTCGGCATACAGAATCTCGTTGCTGCGTTGGGGTTCCACGTACTCGTGGTCGAACAGGCCGGACTCGTGGTTGTGGATGTCCTTGTCGTTGTAGTTCAGCCACTTGCCGCACTGGTGCTCGTCGCTGTACTGGTGGGCACAACCGGGCGGCATCACGACGTTGGGCTCGAGCACGGTCATGCAGAGCGCCCGGTCCATCAGCTCATCCGTCTTCAACACAGCCATCGGGTCGCTGGCAAGCGCCTTCATGTCTCCGGGGCCGAAGGACTGCCGCTCTTCCACCATCTTGCCGACGGTGGCTGCCAGGTAGTCCGGCACAACACCGGCTCGCAGGAACGCCTTCATGCCAACGCGCTTCGCCCGGCAGACCTCGCCACTTGGCAGCTCCAGCACAGTGCCGTCCTGCTTCTTCTTCCAGGCACTGACCTTGCTGACCTTGCGCGGGTCGCCGGACTTCTGCTTGCCGTTCTTCTTACCCATGGGCTCCAAGGCCTCCTAGGTCCGTTACTGCATTGGGATGTGGGTCACGTGATGGCGACGGCCGTCTCGTTCTGGACGAACTCGTAGAGGTCGTCGAGGCCAGCGGTTACGAAGCTGGGCAGAGCCACGCCGCTGACGCCCGTGAGCCAGAAGGCTCCGTCAGCCATCGTGCCCTCCAGGTTGCCGGTCGCACGGCACCGGAACAGCACGCCATGGAAGTCTCCGCCGGAGTCCGAGATGGACTGGCCCTCCGCCTGGAAGAACGGTCGGCTGTCCGTGCCCTTCTTCTTGAAAGACCTCTTCTGGGCCGGGGTGACGCCGGAGTCGGTGATGGTGCCGCCTGCGATGGCCTTGTAGGCCTCGAAGCTGAAGCCGCCACCTTCCATCTCCCACTCCACCTGCGGGCCACGGCCTCGGGTAGTGACGACCTTATCATCGCCGCGCAGCTCTTCGTACTCCTCGGCCTCGGCAAAGGCCAGCGTACGGGCGTAGGGGAAGTCGATGCTGGGTGTTGCGAGGACTGTCGCTGCGGGGGTCGTGTAACTGGTGACCTTGAGGTCACGCAGACCGTACGGCAGCGGGATTGTGGTGAGAGGCATGTCCAATCTTTCTGTGAGTAGGTGGTGCCTTGAAGCGTTGCGTGCTCACCATCTGTCCCGTCTCAAGACTGAAACGGTGCAGCACTACTCGGCCCTTACCTGCGCCGCAATACCGGCTGTTGCACTTGACCTCGAATGTGCCGGTAGCGTCGTCGATAACCTCTCCGTGCAGCTTGTTATCGCAGCGCAGTTCCATCGGGTACTTACTTGGCGTCGGCAGTGGTGAGTACGAGGCCGTCCTCGTTCTCATCCATCCACGCGACGGCGGCGTCGCTGAGGTCCTGGACAGACACCGTCCAGTTGTTCTTCTCGTTCCAGACGACCTTGCCCTGGTTCTCCACGCCGACGCTCTTCCAGGCAGCGGCATCGATTTCTCGGACGTCCGCGGTGCCGACGTACTTGACGACCTTGGCGCTGTCGGCACTGGCCTTGGTGGCTTGGCTTCCTGCCATCGGTGTTACCTCCTCCATGGTTGGTACAAGCCTACCTGTCACGGCCTGTCACACGGAACTCCACGTACCGCACGTTGGTCTTGTGCTCCTGGTCATACAGCTCCCCACTGGAGGACTGCCAGGTGGCCGTGCTGATTCTGTCCACAAGCCCTGTGCCGTAAGGGATTTCGACGTTCTCCAGGCCAGCTACCAGCTCGGCACATCTAGCCACCGCGTCGTTGATGCGGTCGTAGCTGCCTCGGGCGTCGTGGAAGTACACCTGGACCGTTCTGGTGGCCAGCCCCGGCCCGTTGGACTGGTGCAGACCCCAGGCGATGACTGCAAAGGGAGGGGCGGGGGAATCCACCAGCGCACCGCGCTCCGAGAACACCGCGCCTGGGTAGAACACATTCAGCTCGGCGTCGTTGGTCAACTCGTTGTACAGCACTCGCCTCATGTCACTGCTCCCAGCGTGTTTATCAGCCCGTCAAGGTCGCTCATGATTCGCGGCCCAATAGCCTCCACGGTCGGCATGATGATGGCATAGGTGCCGCTGTTGGCCAGCTCCAAGTAGATGCCGTACGGCACCTGATGGTACAGCGTCAGCACGTGCTCATCGCCTTCACTACTGGCGGTAGCGGCCAGACCCGAACGGGCTGCACCGGTACGGTCCGTCCACGGTGCGCCGTTCTTCATCTCCGACTCGGCAATGGACTCGTACCGCAGCAGGGTCGCGTCAATCGCCTTGTTGACAAGCGGGTCCAGCGCTCCCAGCTTGGCGATGATGCCACCCATTCCAATCAGCATCAGGTGGCTCCCCGCTGGTACAGCACCTCAGCCTTCATCTGATACGCATGCTTGTCGTGCACGTAGAGCAAGACATATGTCTGTCCGTCGTCGGTGAAGGTGTCCCAGCGCCGCATGTCAGCATCCCACTCAGCCATGAGAACGTGAGTGGGCTGTGCCATGGTGCCGTCAGGTGTCTCACGCTCCGGTAGCTGCCGCCCACCCGGTATTAGGCGCATGTTCTGTGCTGGCAAGGGGTCTGCGGCGCTCAGGGTGTAGCCGCCTGTGCCGTTGGCTGTGCGCTCTCGGCGCTCCAGCACAATCTCCTTCTTGTCCGCAAGGATGAACTGCTGCGTGAGCTTGCGGTTGACGCGCAGCTCAGTAGGGTCGATGTAGCTGCCGGTCTCCGGGTCCGGAATCGTTACGCTCATGCGTTCTTCACTCCCCAATAGCCCGCATTGTCTGCGGCTGGTGCTGCCATGACCCAATCAAGCTCGCGTAGGAGAAGCTCCTTGCCGTCGTAGCTCAGAGTGTCGTTCCAGTTCTCGATGTACCCGAGGGCCGCCTTGCGCCCGGTATTCGTGCCGCCGCCGCTCCTGGTAGCCCCGTGGTCCAACAGGAAGCTCATGATGTGAGTCGACGTACTTACCAGCCTGGCAAGGATTGTAGCGCCTGCTGCGAGGTTGGCTGCCGCAGCCTGGCCCCACTCGCCACCGCTGCTCACCTTAGGTGCCAGCGGGTCCGGCAGACCAGACGTGATGGAGTGCGCCTCCAGGTCCCACGAGGGTGTCTCGCTGCCATTGTTGACACTGGCCGCACTGGTCATCAACAGTTCGGTATCCCACGCATTGATTTCCAATGCCAATACCTTCTGGTCCAGATACGTAGTGCTGAGAGTAGTCGGGCTGATGGACTCGCTTATGACGTGGGCATCCTGACCAGCCAGCACCGCCTCCTCGTCGCTGCGCAGTGTCACGGTGTGACCGCTGTTCTCAAGGATGCGCTGTAGCTCCACATCGGTAGCCGCCACTGCGGTCTTGTCCCCCACTACCAGGGCGATGTTCTTGCCGGTACTACTGGCGGGGACCTCTCGGAGCCGGATGAAGTTGACAGGTCCGCAAGTGGTGGTCGCACAGGTCCACGAGAAGCTGGGCGCGGTCGTGGGAGAACCACTGACCCCCGTAACGGTTGCCTCCCACACCTCAATGTTTCCGTCCTGCCCGGCTGTTGAGCCAGCCGTTGCCGGAGTCCGCCTTGTCATGGCACTGAAGGTCACATTGGTCGCAGTGATGCTGGCCGCGCTGATGGTGAGAGCTGCGTCAGTGTCCACAGCCACTACGACGACCACCACATCCCCTACCTGCCAGGAGATTGAGCCAGCCCCGCTGGTGGAACGGTCGGCAGCGTGAGTGTTGTCGTCAGCAGTGGTAGCTGCAATGTTCCAAGTGCTACGTGGGCTCGACTTCCGGTAGCCCAGGACAACTCCGATTGAGCCGCCAACGGTTCCGCCGAGGTCAAATGCCGGAGTGCCGTCTCCACTTACGTACTGCCGGGTGTCCCCGCCCACTTCCGTTACGTGAGCGTCGTTGGCGCTGCCGGTACCGCCCTCTAGACGCCCCTGACTGGTCCAGCCTGTCTCGTCATTCAGCGCCACAGCGGCGGACCAGCCAACCCGCCCTGCGACCAGCATGTCTCCACTGCCGACGGCTGCTGCGAACATGCCAGCCGGTAACGGAGGACTCACCGTGGTACCGGAACCAGCGGTCTTGGTTCCGATGGCCACGAACTTTACCGCTCCAGGCATGTCAGCCCGTTCGCCGAAGCCAGATGACTAGACCCAGGTTCGCTGCGCCACCGGAGGCCGAGTCGATGTCCACCTGGAAGTAGTCCGAGGCCGACACCTCAGTCGTAGCGAACCCGCCCACCGTTGGGGTCTGACTAGCACTGAACGACACCTTGGTTGAAGTGAAGATGGTGGTGCCGTTCAAGTTGACGTCCGCCACCGCTGTACCGCTGGTGCCTAGGCGGGAACTCACGGCCTCTATAATCGCCGAGAACGGTACGGGTAGGGGAATGGCCCCGGACCCCGCTGTCAGCACGCCAGGAACGCTGAAGGGCAGGCAGAACGTGTTGTCCAGCCGTAGCGACTCCCCGCCGTCGTTGCGCATGTACGGCCGATGGTCCGTTCCAACGTAGTAAGCCCCGAACCCGCTGGGCGGATTGCTCGGTGCCACTTGCTCCGGGAGGATGAGCGGCCGAAGGAACGTGGACATTTCTCAGTACGTCCAGAGCACGCGGTACTGCGCAGCGGTCGGTGCACCACCGAAGTTGACGTTGATGTTCGTGCTGTCGATGGTGACGTCGGCTTCCACAACCACGCCGTCGCTCACGCGCACGACCTGCACGATGACGTCCGCGCTGCCTGCGCCGTGGGCAAACGCCTGCGGGTTCGTGGTAGCCGCACAGTTCGCAGCTCCCTTGCGTGCAACGAGGCTGGTGTTGATTTGAACGTCATCGGCGTTCACCGAGATGCCGGTACCAGCGCCCACATTGAAGGTGCCAGCCGGAGACTCGGTGAGACCGGAGCCCGCCGTGTAGGTCGTGCCTGCGCCGCCCAACTGCGCGTAGGTAAGGGAGGTGGAGCCGAGCGTCGGGTTGTCCGTGCTCAGCACGTACATCCGGTCGGCATTGACGGTGCCGGACTCCACGAACACTGCCATGGAGTCAATCTCCGCGGAGGTATCGGCATCCACGGCCCGCGTCGGCGCTCCCGACGCATTCACTGTGTAGATGCCGTTCTCGCTGCCGGTCGTCTGGTTCTTCAGCAGGATACGGTCGCCGGTTGCCAGCGTCACACCGTCGACGGACTGGCCGTTGGCGAACGCGCTGGCGAGGGTGCCGTTGGCCGTAGTGGCGACGCGCACGGCCTGCTTCCAGCTCAGCCCTCGGACGGCGGCGTCGAGCTGTTGCTTGGTGACTGCGTCGGTGTTGGCTGAGCCGTCGGCCAGCCCTGTGATGTTCTTGTTGTTGAGGTCCAGCCCATTGAGAATGAGGCGGCTCATGCCTTGCTCCTAAGCGAACTCAGCCCGCCCGGACACCGGGTCCGGGAAGATGATGGTCATGTGGTTGGCGTCTGTGAACACAAGGTCCGTGTACACCGGCACCGTCGGGGCGCTGTCTAGGAACACGAGTGGCTCCCGGTACTGCCCGAGGTTGTGCGTGACGAGCCACGTGGCCGTGGGGTCCGGCTCCACGTGCGTATAGATGGCTCCACCGCCACCGCCAAGCGGTGGAACGAAGAAGGGAATGCGCTCAGTGCCCATCACCATCTCGTAGCTGCCACTGACAGCGTGGAAGAACAGGTTTCCCAGGTCATCAGTCTGAATTGGGTTCGCCGCTGGCGTTGCCCCTTCCGCGTCCTCAAACAGCTCGGCCAGCACTCCTGGTGCTGACTCAATTCGCACGGTGACGTTGCTGGCCGCAGTCCCACTGCGATAGCGCACGCCGTACGGTCCGAACGCGGGTAGTGTCATGCGAGTGGCTCCGGCCTCACGATGCGCCGAGTGGTGGGCCGTACACCGCCCGTCTCCTCGGCGACCTGACTGTCGAAGTAGGTGGCCATTGCGATGGCGTTCTTGCTGACGTCGCTCAGCTTCCGGCTACTGCCGGACTCACTGACGTCAACAAGCTCACTGCTGGCCGCAGCCTTGCGCCGCCAGAAGCCCGCCGCGCTGGCGTTCATGCCCAAGGAGTCAATGGCGACTTCCAGCTCGCCATCGGTGAAGGTGTAAGGCTCGTCGGTGTCGGAGATGAGAGTGCGAAGTGCAGCGATTTCCTCAATGGTTGCCATTGCGAACTCCCTTGCTCAGAAGGGAAGGCGGGCCCGGGAAAGGTTCAGCCCGCCCTCCCTCCTGGTCACTCGGACTCGTAGTCCTCGTCCTCGGACTCGTCCTCGGGCTCCTCGTCGGCTTCGCGAAGGGCGTCGCGAACGTTGTCCGCCAGCTCCTCGTCGTCGTCGGCTTCGGTGTCGTACCCGACGTTGCGCTCCTCGGCCTCCGCCTGGAGGTCGTGAAGGTTCATCGTCGAGTAGCGGTCACCCGGCTCCGCGTCCTCGTACCGTGGCCCGACCTCGTGGTCGTCATCCCAACCACGCAAGCGGTCCACGAGGGCCTGCTTGTTGCCGTAGCTGGGAACCCCGCGCCGATGGGTCTCATCGCGAAGGGTCTTGTTGTGCCAGTCCTCGTACGGGTGGTCCTCGGTCTCCATGCGGATGTTGGGGTCCATGGCCGCGAGGCGCTGGCGCTGACCAACGGCTGCCGGGGTCTGGTGCGTGGCAGTCGGGCTGTGGGTGGGCTCGGTCTGGCCCGTACGCGGGTCCTGCATGTCCGGGTGACCGTCAGCCGGGTCCGGCTCCTTGGCCACGTCGCCGTCTGGCGGGTAGGCCTCGTCGATGCTCCGGATTTCCGCCCAGCGGTCCCGAGCCATGAGGAACTCACGGTTGCGGTCGCTGAGGGGCTCATCCTGGGGAATCTTGCGTCCCATTGGAATCTCCTTCTGTGTAAGGGAAGTGGGTCCGAACCCCGAGAGCCCGGACCCTACTCCGACCCTCAGGCGTACTGCGTCGGGATGGTGTACGAACCCGCAGTGACCTTCATGATGACGGCCGCTCCGCGCTGGCGAACACCGCAGCCGAAGCCACGCTGGTAGTACGAGTCCTGCAAGGGGTAGTCCGCCGAACGACCCTTGACCAGACGCAGACCTCGGAGGCCTTGGTTGGCGTGCTCCCGGATGCCGATGGGGTTCGTGAGCGACTCCTGGCCGCCCGTTCCGAACGCCACCATATAGCCAGCCGGGATGTGGCCCTCCTCGACGATGGTGAACTCGCCGTAGCTGCCGATGACCTTCATGCCCCGGATGGCTGCCGGAGGCTGGGGCTGGTTCGGAGCCAGCCGCAGGTCGGTCGGAAGGAGGAAGGACGGGGTAGCCGCCGACGGGATGAAGTCGTACAGAGCCGTTCCACCGTTGGCGATTGAGCGGAAGTTGCGGATGACATCCGCCTCCGCCTTGTTCACCATCAGGACCAGCTCCACCCCGTTCTCACGGGAGTAGCCGTGCTCGGTGAGCGCGTCCTGCATGTCGTCGATGTCGCTGCCGTCGGTGGCGAGCGACGCCGCGCCGGAGGCCAGGAAGTGGCTGTGGCTGCCGGTGAAGGTGTTGGACTTGTACTGCGGCGGCACGGTGCCGTCGTTGTTGTAGAACGTGTACACGTTGTACGCCGTTCCCTGAATCTGGGCCGTCCGGTTCGTGTTCCGGAACAGGGTCCGCATGACCTCGCCGAACAGCAGACGGTTGTCCGCCTCCAGCACGGCGCTGTGCACGCTGTTGACCTGCTCGGCAGTGGCCTCGGCCAGGAACTTCCAGGTGTAGCGGGCTCCCGTGTCGTACCACTCGAACGGGAAGCCAAGCTGGAAGTACGTCGCCTCGGTCCGCTGACCGATGGGCACGCCGAACTCGGACGCCCGCTCGAAGTCCGCACCCGAGCCGAACTGCGGCACGGTCTCCACCGGATTGGTGACGCCGTAGGTGAGGAAGTTGATGAGGCGGTTGCGGTCGGCGTTCTTGATGGCGAGCGTCTGCTGGAAGGTCTGCCAGATACCGTTCAGCGATGTGCCATCCACCGTCTGGGTGATGACATCACCCTCGGTGTTGAAGCCCTGCGCGCCACCAGCCGGGACCGCCGTCAAGCCGGTGAGGCCACGGAGAGTCGGGTCGGTGAGCAGGTTGCGACCGTGCGAGTTCGCCGTGTCATAGGCGAATGCGGGGAGAAGGAGCCGTGGCTGCTTGAGCTTGCGCATGTCTCAGCCTCCCACTGCGCCGGAGCCCACACGGACGACGAGGCGAGAGGCCTCTACCGTGTGCCCGACACGCTTGTTGGCGGTCGCGGTGTTGGAGAGAACGCCAGTGGCCACGACTGCGTAGTACGCCGTGCCAGCGGTGAGGGTCTCCACCTCCACGATTTCACCTTCGGTCATGACGTCCACGATGTCCCCGGCGTACCGGAGCATGGTGAGACACAGGACCCCGATGACGCCCGTGTTGCCCGCGCCCTTGACGACCTTGCCGTTGGTATCGAGACCAACGCCAATGGGCTTCTCCAGGTCAGCGGAGAGCCAGTCAGCGGCGAGGGCCGCACGGAAGCCACCACTGATGGGGTCGTACTTGTCGTAACGAGCCACGAGCGGTGCTCCTTTCTGCGGCTACTGATTGAGTGCTGGGAATTGCCTGCGGAGGGCAGCCTCATCAACCTGCTGCTTGTTCTTCTTGCGCTTGCGCGTACTGCCGACGTTGCTGTCCGTGGAGTGGGTGTCGTCCTCGTCTTCGTCGCCATCGTCGTTGGCCAGCAGGTGCTTCTTCTCCTTGGCCAGCTTGTCCAGCGCCGCCTTCAGCGCCTTCCGGTCGATGTCGCCGTCCTCGTCAACGACACCCTCCAGGTAGCCGCGCCGTTGCGCCAGCTCGAGGGCATCCTCCGGGTCAGCCCAGGAGTGCGTGTTCTCCCGCAAGAACGCATTCTCGAGCTGAAGCTGGGACACGGTGGTTGTCAGCTCAGCCATCTTGGCCTCGCTCTCCTTCACCTTGCCTTCAGCCTTCTCGAGTTCGCTCTTGTTGGCGTCCTCGTACTCCTTGACCTTCTTCTCAGCGGCACTAGCCCGCCGGTCAGCCGCCTTCATGCGCTTCTCTAGCCGCGTGATGGCGTCCTTGTCGGTGTCGCCTTTGGCTCCCTTGCCACCCTTGGCGTCGTCGTCGTCTCCACCGTCGCCGCTGTCGTCGGTGTCGTCGTCTTCGTCACCTTCGTCGTTGCCTTCGTCCCCGTCGCCCTCGGAGCCTTCGTCGTCATCCTCCGACGCTCCCAGGATGGGATAGAATTCCCTTCCTGTCTTGGGAGAAACGTAGATGGCGTCGAGTAGCTGGCCCGTCTTCGGATGCAGCGGGTGGGTGCTGAGCCTCTGGCCCATGGGATGACCTCCGGTCTAGTTCCGCGTTACTGTGCTGTAGTCTACGGGATGAGCCCGAGCCTACGGATTCTCCCGCCCGCTGGGCGCGAGGTACTGCGCGTACTGCGTCGGCTGCTCGTAGGGCAGCACCGCCGCGTTCGCAGCGTTGTCCTGGATGACGTTGCCCTTGCTGTCGAACTTGACGTCCACGTGGTGAAGTCGGTTCTG